GCGATCATCGAAACTGCTTACGAAGACGAACAACCTCCTGATGAATGGAGTTTGATGCATGTCATTACGGCTTTACTTAGTGCTTTGCTCGGTGACCGCGTTGCCGGATGGGTGGCATTTTTGCGGGACCGACGGCGGCCACTGGGCATCGAGGCCACAGTTCAAGATTCGGAAGAGGCTGCCTCTTGACGATCCTCGGACTCACATTACCTGGAGCAACCGGATTCATAATCGGGGCAATTATCCGCTCAAGGTCGGTCGCCAAAATTATCGGTCGTCACGCGGTCCGCCCGGACGATCTCTCGCCTGAAGCGAGGGCTAAAGCAAAACAAGCGTTGCAAACACATTACTTAACGAGCGTGTTTCCATAATGGCGGACTCTTACGAAGATCTTGTTGCAGACGCATCTTGCGAGGCAATCTATCTTTGCCAGGATGACGCTGCGTCTGCCGAGATAATCGATTGGTCGGGCAACAATCGTGACGGATTACTGATGAATGCTGGGACTACATCCGGCAGCACAACTGCAGGCCCGAATGGCTGGCTCGCCAATGGAATCGACCTCACGGGCGACACAGATTACATTCAATTACCTTGTCCGTACGCCGTCCTAAACGCAGTGACATTTGCTCTGTGGGTTCGTGGAGATGTTCCGGCGGAATCCCAGGAAGGGTTCATCAGGCTGTTCGGGATCCGTGCTTCGAGTGCGTTCCCGGGTATCTGGTTTCGATCTTTCGATGGCGGCTGGACAGACACCTTCGAGTGGTACTGGGACCAAGGATCTCCGAATTATGTACCTACGGGCATTGGGTACAACGTCGGAGAATGGACTCACGTGGCGATGACATACGACCTCAATGCAGTCAATGTCTACATCAATGGGTCTTTGCGAGCGTCCGCCAATCAAAGCGGGTCGGCAGTCGATGTGACTGGTGGGGGGTTTAACCTGGGAGCCGATTCAGTCAACCGCGTATGGAACGGAGGCGTCGCGGGTGCCCACTTCTTTTCCAGCGCTCGATCAGAGGCAGAGATTGGTCTGATGATGAACGGTCCAGCGGTGCAGCTTCCCACGCCTGAGGTAGTTATCTCGCCTCGCTCCCGACGATTCCAGCGTTACATCACTGGCAATACGCCGCGTGTGGTCTCTCCATCGCCTCACAGGTTCAGGCGTTACATTGGCGGAGGTACATGATGTCTTCTGATCCGATCCAAAAGCACGCCGACGCCTCCAAGGTGTATCTGTTTGACTTCTCATATGAACTCGCGACGGGCGACACGCTCGTGGTTGATGCGGGTAATGGCCTCCCGTCCGTCGACAGCGAGACTGCCGGGCTAACGATCGGAGACCCCTCTATCAACAATGCAGAGGTGACCCAGGACGGCAAGACAGTTGCCGCCAACAAAGGGGTCCAGTGCCGCATCAGCGGCGGAACCGCCGACACCTCGTATCTCCTGAAAGCGATCGCTAAAACAAACGACGGAGACACGCTGGTGATCGAGCAGCGACTGGAGGTGATCTAGTGGCCCTCACGAAAAAACAACGCGCGTTCCTGGCTGCCTTCCGCGAATGTGGCGTGATCTCCCACGCAGCGCAGATGTCCAACGTGAATCGTTCGCGCCACTACCAGTGGCTCGACGCAAAGGAAGAATACGCCGACGCCTTCCGCGACGCGCATGAGGAAGCAATCGACCGCCTGGAATCGGAGGCTCGCCGTCGTGCCTGTGAAGGTGTAGTCACCATCAAGTTTGACAAGGACGGAAACCCGCTGAGAGACCCGCGAAAGGTCGACGAAGATGGCCTGCTCAAGGATGGCTGCGACGATCCGTGGTATTACGAGCACACCTATTCCGACAATCTGCTCGCCAAGTTGCTGGCGGCCCATCGTCCGGAGAAGTTCGGCAACAAGTTGACGCAAGAGATCAGTGGTCCAGGCGGAAAACCCATCGAGCTGCATGCCGTTCGCCGAATCGCCCTGTCGAATCCCGAACTCTCCGAACAGCTCTGCCAGGCACTCGATAATGCGACCGAGTCCGTGGAGGATCCGGAATGATCGCCACCGACAACGCGGCTCACCTGGCGGCCACCGGAACACCGGCTGCCTTTGCCTGGACGGCCAGCGAAGGCCGCTACCAGGTGCCGCATCACATCAGCTTTCTGAATCGCAAACTGGTCGACATGGCGGCTGGTCGTACGACGCGGTTGATGATCTTCTGTCCGCCCCGCCACGGCAAGAGCGAGTTGTGCAGCAAGCATCTGCCCGCCTGGTATCTCGGCACGTTCCCCGATCGCCGCGTGATGCTCGCCAGTTACGAAGCCCACTTCGCCGCATCGTGGGGACGCAAAGCCCGCGACCTGATGGAAGTCCACGGACCGTCTCTGTTCGGCGTGAAGGTCTCGTCGCGGACCTCGGCTGCCGACAACTGGGAACTCGACCGCTACGGCGGAGGGATGACCACCGCGGGGACCGGCGGTCCGCTGACCGGTCGCGGCTGCAACCTGATGGTGATCGACGATCCGGTCAAGAACGCCGAGGAATCGCTCTCTCCCACGATTCGAGAAAAGCACTGGGACTGGTTTCAATCGACCGCCTACACACGGATCGAGCCGGGTGGCTCCGCGCTGGTGATGATGACGCGCTGGCACCCCGAAGACCTGGCGGGACGGATCCTCCAGGAGCAACCCGGGGAATGGGAGGTGGTATCACTCCCCGCCCTGTCTGGACACAACGATCCTCTGGGACGCAACCACGGTGATGCTCTGTGGCCCGATCGCTGGCCAGCGGAGCAACTGCTGCAAACGAAGAAGAACGTCGACATGTATTGGTGGAACGCTCTCTACCAACAGCAGCCGAGCCGGCACGGTCGCTTCGAGTGGCCGGATGAGTATTTCGGCGATTCGATCTGGGTGAACGACAACGAATGGCCCGATCAATTCGAGCTGAAGGTAATGGCCGTCGACCCGAGCAAAGGGAAAGACGCCAGCAAGGGAGACTACTCCGCCATCGTGATGGTCGGACTCCACAACGGGAAGCTGTACGTCGATGCCGATCTGGCCCGCCGTCCAACCGACGTGATTGTTCGCGACGTGCTGGCGATTCAGGATCGCTACCGGGCTGTCGGCGTGGGGGTCGAAACGAATCAGTTCCAGGAACTGATCTGCCCGGAGATCACCCGCGTCGCTGCCGAACAGAACCGGATGCCGCCTCCGCTGTACATGATCAACAACCAGGTCAACAAGAATCTGCGGATCGGGCGACTCGGTCCGTATCTGGCACGGGGCGAATTCCGCTTCCGCGACACGCCGGGGAACCTATTACTGGTCTCGCAACTCAAAGAGTTTCCGAACGGTGATCATGACGATGGCCCCGACGCCTTGGAAATGGCGATTCGCCTCGGCATCGAACTGCAGGGTGGTCAGGTGATCGACGACGGCCTTGGTCACAACCTGCTGGCGACGGCGATTTAATCACACGGAAGGGTAAAGAGATGGAACTCAACGCACAGCAACAAGACGCGATGGCCAACGCCCTGGAATCAATGGTGTCTGGCCACAACACGGTGACGGAACGGCTGGAGTCGGTCCTCGAATCGATCTGGAACGATGCCAACCTGGTCAACCCGAAAGACGCCTATCTCGGTCCCGATGGTGAGCCGTGGATCCCAGTCGGCATGGCGACAGCGCACGACGATCAGTCGGTGATCTATCGCCACGAGGCGGACCTCGACCGCATCCGCTCTTTGTGTCGTTATTTTTCTGACGAAAACGAGTTCGCCGGTAACGTACACAAGAACAGGATTAACTACATCGTCGGCTGGGGTCACACATACAACGTCGTTCCGAAAGAGGGAGAAGATGTCTCTCCGGAGGAGCTGGCTCCCGTCAAGCAGGCGCTGCTCGAATTCCTGAGAGTCAATCGCTGGTCTCCCAACTACGTCGCCAGCAGCCGCCGGGCGAGCGGTCGCAGTGGCTGGGGGTATCGACAACAGTCGAACGTGTTTCGTCGCGACCGGGACGGGGAAGTCCTGCTCCGTAAGTTCTACGGCGACGACGGTTGCCTGCGCGTGCGCTACATCGAACCGGAGCGGTTGGTTCCGAAGGTGACCAACAAACACACCCGGTTCGGAATTGAGACTGATCCCCAGGACGAAGAAACGGTGATTGCCTATCACGTGATGGGAGAGTCGGTCGACGCCAGCGAGATTCAGCAGCGGACCCGTAATGGATCGTCGCGTCATCCGCGCGGGATTCCGATCAACTACGCGGTTCGCAAGAACCTGGTGCGTGCCGGCAAGATTCTCCGCAATGGCTCGTCGGTCACCGAAGTGCAGACCGCCATCGGGCTGATTCGCAAGCATGCCCAGGCGACTAAGACCGCCGTGCAGGCGTTCCAGTCGGCTATTACGCAACCGCGCAACCAATCGGACGATCCGCCTCGTCGGCAAAAGTATGAACCGGGGACGATTCTCGATTCCTCGCAAGGGATCGAGTACGAGTTTCCGGGAATGAAGATCGACCCTTCCAAGTACGTCGCCTCGCTGCAAGCCGAGCTCCGGGCCATCGCCAGTCGCCACGTGATGCCGGAGTTCATGCTTTCGTCCGATGCGTCCAACGCCAACTTCGCGTCGACGATGGTGGCGGAAGGCCCAGCGGTGAAGAACTTCGAGCAGCTGCAGTGGGATGAAATCGCCAGCGATCTCGAAATAATCTGGGACGCCCTGGAGCATGCCGCACAGAGTGGCAAGTTCGATCCGCTATTGCTCGATGCGGTCGATATCATCGCCGAACCGCCGTCAGCACAAGCCCGCAATCGACTGGAAGATGCGCAGGTGGGACAAATTCTTAACGGACTCGGTTGGTTGTCTCCACAAACCGGAGCCGCTCAGTTCGGATTGGACTATGAACAAGAACAAAGCAATATCGAGCGGGATTCAGAGCAACAAGGAACTCCACTTTCTCCCGATCGCCCCGACCTGCCACCGGTTCCAGAGCCACCGTCGTTCGGGGAGGCGTGACGAATGCCACTACCCGGTAACGAATCGACCCGACTCTCTCCCGTCGACCAGCGTGTGGCGACCGCGCTGGAGATCCAGCAGCACGAAGCGTTGCTGCGAGTGGAGGGGATCGCTGACAAAGCCGAGCGGATTGCAATCAAGGCAATGCGGGACGCGATCGGGATCGTGATGGACGATGTTGGCTATCAGGTGCGACAGCGGGAAGCGGCCCAGGTTTTTGGAGGAATCGTTCCCGAGATCCGGGAATTGATGGACGACCAGTACCGACGCCTGTTGCACTGGTCGTATCGGGAGACATCGGCCAGCCTGGTGAAGTCGATTCCCCGTCGATGGATGCGAGCCGCGTCTCCCGAGGTTGTCCTGGTCGGTGAAGCGGAAATCGACCTGCCACCGGTTGCCCTGGCCGACACACCGGAACCGGTGACCGACGAGCGAATGAGCGACGAAGAGTGGGAGGCGTTCTGCCGGGAACAC